AATCAACAAACATATTCAGTTAGACAAGCAGTAGAACGTTCATTAGGAATAACATTATCAAATACAAGTTCAATTGAAATTAAACGTGTATTACATTATCCGCCGCCTGCAATCGTTAGATATTTTGATCCATATGTAGGAACTGGACTAGGATCGCAACAACTACTAGATGCATTTGATTTCGGTGGATTTTCGCCATCTGTTAATTTCATGATGATGCCATTGCATGCAGATTTATTACGAATACAAACAATTGAATTTAATGATAGAATACGAAAATCTCATTTTTCTTTTGAAATACACGGCGACGATATAAAGTTATACCCAGTACCTGGTACACAAGGAACACAAACAAACCCATTTTATGGCACAGTTTGGTTTGAATTTCTATTCGAAGAAGAAAAAGCACAAGATGCTTTGTTATTTGGGAATAACGCACTTTTAAACGGAGTAATAAGTGATGCATCCAATATACCATATACGTATCAATCATACAGTACAATTAATGATATGGGGCGTTCTTGGGTATTTAAGTATGGCGCCGCAGTTGCTAAAGAAATGTTAGGATTTATTAGAGGTAAATATTCTTCGATTCCTATACCAAATGCAGAAGTAACATTAAACTCTGCAGATTTATTATCATCTGCACAATCAGAGAAAACTGCGCTTCTTGAACAATTAAGAACATTTTTGGGAGAATTAACCAAAGAAAAAATGATGGCTCGGCAACAAGCGGAAAACGATTCATTGAATGAAGTATTGAGTAAAGTTCCGTTAAAAATTTATATAGGATAAAATGGCATTATTTGGTGGACAACGAGATTCAAAATTATTAGCTTCGATTAACTCGGAGCTTCTTAACTCTGTGGTGGACACTGAAATAGAATTATATAAATTACAAATTGAAGAAAGCAATTCTAATTTATATGGTGAATCTGAAAATAAATCATATTATGATTCTATATTAATTCCATGCTTAATTGCAAAAGATAATAAAGTTGCAAGTCAAGATGATTACGGACATACATATACAAGATCAGCACAGTTTGCTATTTCTAGAGATATACTTGTTAAAGCAAATATTTATCCAGAAGTAGGGGATATTATATTCTGGGACAATGAATATTATGAACTAGATAATGTTGATGCAAACCAATATTTTACTGGTAAAAATCCAGAAACATGGCCGAATGGAAGTTCCCATGGATATAGCGTATCAATAGTTGTTGATGCACATGCAACAAGACAAGTTCCGCTTGGCATTCGAGATATTCGTTTTGGAAGTGATGGAAGAAAAGATGCATACAAAGGATTTTAATGGCTAGATACAACAAACAAAATATCGATCGTAAAACAAATAAACCGACTCCAAATGTAACGGAGGGGATAACAAACGATCGGATATTAAATCGTGCCGAACAAATACGACGAGATGATGATGTCATTAGAACTCCAAAAAGAACTGTATATGATATTGACTATGCTATTAAATGGTATATAGACAATGAAATACAACCTCAAATAACACATCAAAAAGAATTAATAAATGTTCCGGTTATATTTGCCAATGGCGAAAAATGGGATAATGTGCAGCGACTAGGTTATATACGAGATGAAAAAGGAATGCTTCAGTCTCCATTATTAATGATTAAAAGAAACTCCGTCACAGAACGTAGTGAACTACAAAATTTAGATGTTAATAGAACACAGCCGGGAAGTAAACTAGTTTACCGAAATAAATATAATTCGAAAAATCGTTATGAAGATGAGTTATTTCCAATACCAAAATATGAAAAGGATGGATCAAAAGAATTATATTTAATTGATATACCAAAATACGTAACAGTTTCATATGAATTAATGATGTGGTGTGATTTTACTACTCAATTAAATAGTTTAGTTGATCAAGTATTACCATATAATAAATTTATGTGGGGAAATGGTCAAAATAGATTCTCCACATATATGGAAACTGTTAATTTTGAAACTATTAATACAGTTGGCACAGATCGTTTAGTTAGAGCGACATTGCCAATTACGGTGCATGGAACATTGTTATCCGGACAAGAATCTCGAGAATCTACTCTTAAAAAAATGTATTCAGTTAAAAAAGTTAGATTTGATACTGTGGTTGATATCGAACCTGGATTATTTGACTCAACATCAGTTCCAGTTACAATCTTAGCAGCATCACAACGAATTATGTCAGGTGCGACTGTTATAGCTAGTAGCGGAGGAACATCTACTGCAATTACAGCTGAAACGTTTAATTATTTAACAAACTTAACCGATCAATATGGTACAATATTGAATTCTACCACTGTAACTATCACCGCAGCTGCTGCTAACAATCCATCACTAACCACAACTGCTACTAAAAATGAATTTGATGTATATATTAACGGACAATATATAGATAAGTCTGTATATACATGGACACCAACGGATACAGCATCACAAACAATTGTTTTTGATACGAGTACATTAGGATATTTATTGGATGCTAGTTTTATTGTTGTAGTTAACGGGAGATGGGCATAATGAGTAGAAGATTTAATATAAAACAATTACCTACCGGATCATATGCTATAACTGGATCATTTACTGGATCATTTACCGGCGATGGTAGCGGATTAACAGGATTAACAGTTAATCCATTTCCATTTATAGGAGATGCACAGATTACCGGATCTCTAGATATTAATGGCACTGGTGGAGATATATTTTTAATTAAATCTTCTTCTGTACAAGTAGTAAGTGTGCAAGAATCTGGCGTTGTTACTATAACTAACAATGCACCAACAATGTTTTTAATACAAAATACATCATTTGCTCCTATAGTAGCAGTGAGTCAAAGTGGTGTAGTAATATTTTCAACTCAATCTACTGAACTAACCGATCCAGCACCAGTAGGCGGAATTTATTTTACATCATCTTCGTTATATGTTGGATTAGACTGAAAATAAAAAAATAATATATTTATATATAAAAGAAACAAATAATTATGGCAACCTGGAAAAAAGTAGCAGTATCCGGAAGTGATATATCACAATTTAATAATGACGCTGGATATTTAACATCGGTAACAGCACAAAATGCATTTGCAACCGCATCCTTTAATGGAACTGAATTATTAGCAGACAGCGCTAATGGGAATTTAACCTTTGCTTCTTCATCAGATGAAGGTCTTACTATATCTGCAAATGCGGGTACAGATACTCTAACTTTTGGTTTATCTGCAATTCCAAACACATCACTAGCTAATTCTACAATTAGTGGAATTTCATTAGGTAGTAACTTAAATGATTTAACAGTAGATAACGCTACTTTACAATTAGATTCTGGTACAACTTATAATGGAGGTACTGCTAAAACAATTAGTGTTAAAGATGGCGGTATTGATACAGACGCTATTGCAACATCTTTAGGTACAATTGGTGTAAACAGCTTCACAGGATCATTTAGTGGTTCATTTACTGGAACAACTGATTTACCTGATTTAACAGATGGAAATGGTATTGCCGATTTCACATATGATGGATCAACAACCGCTACCATATCAGTTGAATCAGATACCACTACTGGTGGTAACGTAGTTGGAGTTAGTGTTACTGCAAACGGTGTTGGTATTGATGTAGACAATATTGATGGAACTGGTTTATCTGCAAATGGTAGTGGATTATTAGATGTAGATTATGGTTCCACAGCAGGAACTGCAGTTGAAGGTAATACTACTATTACTTTAAATCAAACCGCAGGAGAAATTGATATTACGGGTACTGCAGCACAAGCATTAGGTGGAGGACCATCATACACAATTGGTTTAGCAGACACAATTTCTGGTAATAGAACATTCTCATGAGATCTTATCACAATTAGCAACGACCTTTTAGTACAAGGTACAGCGTCATTTCAAAATACTGAAAACCTATTAGTAGCTGATCGATTTGTATTGTTTGCATCCGGATCATCAACAGCAGGTGACGGAGGTATTGTTGTTCAACAAGGCACTCAAGACGTTGGTGAGTTATTTGGATACGAA